AAAAGCATTTTCTCCAAACAATCATCAATGGTTATTAGCTCATGATAATTTAACTAAAAGCAATAAGGTGATAGAAAGTGTCAATTAATTTTACTAATGCAGGATACGAATTAATGATTGACAATTTTGGGAAGACTATTTCTCGTACTCCTATAACAAAAACTGAATCAAATATTTCTGGTGATGAAACATTGACTGAAGGAACAGTTGTGAGCATCACTGGTGCTTTCTTTCGTAAAGAAGATGCTTGGGCTCAAGACAAGGAAGGATTATTCCAAGGAGCTGATGGTATATTAATGATTAAAGATGGTATTACTGTTAATAAGGATGATAAGATAACTTATGATAGTGAAGATTACCGTGTTCAAAAAGTTATAACTAGGCTTCTTGGAACAACTGTTTTTTATAAAACAGCGAGGTGTTTTCTTATATGAATGAGATAGTTACAACAAGTAAAAAATTTGTGGCTGGTTTTAACAAGTTCATTGAAGGAATAGCTAATGATTTACGTAACGAACTAGTTTCCACTGTAGCAGTTGATACTGGTATTTTAAAAGGTCATATACGTGTAGAACCTAATGGTTCAGGTTACAATATATTAATGCCTGATTATGGTTTATATGTTGAGTATGGAACTCCACCACACATTATAAAACCTAAGAATAAGAAAGCTTTACACTGGGGTGGAACTAATGGTCCAGTAGTAAAACTTGTTCATCATCCCGGTACTAGACCACAACCATTTATTAGACCAGCTATAAATACTAAACTGAAAGGAATAATTAAAGATAATATTATGAGGCACTTACAATGAGCAATCACGATTTAATAGATTATTGGAAGATAAAACAAGAATTAACAGTGTTTTTAAGAAATGAAGATATTTTTACTATAACTATTAGGGGAGTGACTACGAGTAGTGATACTGGAACTTTCACTGCAGCATCAACACATACTTTGGCTACTAATCCAACACTTGCAAAAAATGTTAGAAGTATAATTGTTAGTGGTTCAACCCTGACTTTATTAGATGATTATAGTGTTAATTACGTTACAGGTGTTATAACTTTTGTAGCAGCACAAACAGGTGCTTACACTATTAGTTATGACCAAGGAAGCACTGATAAAATATTTCCTGATTTCCCAAAACCTGAATTAAAAGTTAGTAGTTTTCCACGAATAAGTGTTGACATTCTTGATGTTGGAACAGAACCAGGAGGGTTCGGAAACGTTAATACTAACAATATAGATTTCACAATCGTTATTTATGCTACTAAAACAAAAGATGTTAGTGATTACTTAACGAGTATAAGAAGTAGTTTCATTAATGAAAGAACTTATTTAAGACAGCAATTAGGTATCATAACACCTATGAGAACAGGACCAATACTAACAGCACCTAATGCTAATAAAGGTAATAAAATCTTTCAACAAAATATTGATTTTAGAGGAATATTAAAGTATGAGGTAGTTTAATGGGGTTCAAAGAATTAGAAAAAGAAATAAGCAAAACAAACGTGTTAATGGATAAGTTAATAATTATAACTAATAAGACAAGAAAAACATTAACTATGGTTAATATAATTAATACTGTAACGTTGATAGTTATAGCATATATGATTATTAAAGGTGTGTTATAATGGAAGAACAAATATTAAATGTGTTAAAAGAAATGCTCACAGTTCAGAAAGATTCTTTTGCAGATATGCATAGAGAACTGAGAGAGATTAAAGTTCGTTTAAATGAACAATTGGGAGGAAATTAAAAATGGCAAATAGTGAAGCAGTGAGTGGTGTTGACAGTTTCGTATTATATGGTGCTGAAACAACTTATAATTCTGCAGTAACAGCTGATACACAAATTGGATTAGTAACTAATTTTAGTCCGTCAACAAATAATAATAATACTTATCGTAGAGGATTCACTGGTGGTGGGCAAAGTGGTAGAGATGTTATAAAGGTTTTACCAGGAAAAGTAGAGCATGGTTTGTCTTTTGATTTTGATGTTATAAACTGGTTGTTCATGGAACACGTTCTAGGAACAGCTGCTGGTGGTGACCCTTATACTTATAGTGGTAGTGATGCAACTAAAAGTATTACAATGGTTAGGGCAATAGATAATCCTGGAAGTACAGCTACTGATAGAGATGAGATATGGAGTGGTTGCGTGTTTGATAGTATAACTATTAAAGCTGCAGTTGGTGAACCAGTAACTGTTAGTGCAACAATGAAAGGTGCTTACCACACGTTTGATACTACAATACATTCAAAGGTTACTCTTGGAACACCTAGTGTTTACAATTTTAGTGGTGGGGACATAGAATTACCTAATGCTACATCAATGAGTAACATTATTGATAGTGTTGAAATAACTATTACTAATAATTACGAAATGCTTTATGGGTTAGGGGATAGAAGACCTCAAAATGCTAGACCTAAAACAAGAGAATACAAAATAAAGTTCAGTTTGAAATATTTAGATAATACTTATTTACAAGCAGTTCTTGGTTCTGCTGACGCTATAGCTACAACTGTTCCAACAGAGTACGCAACTATTGAACTTAACTTTGTTGATGGTGATAGGAGTGCAAAGTTTTTATTCACCAAATTCACTTTTGATGAAATGAGTGGTAAAGAAAGTATTAATGAAATGCTTGGTGAAGATTTTAGTGGTACAGCAAACACTTTGGTTGTTACAGAAGATAATACTTAAATATTATTGTAGGGGGTTAATAAATGGTAAGTGAAAAAATATTAAAAAATGTTCCCGGTCTCGAACCGGAACAAGAAGTGGTTATTAAAAAACTTGGTTATGGTAGTTTAACAAAATTACGTAACAAGTGTACTAATGCTTCAATGGGTGGTAATGGTGCTGTTAAAGCACAAATGATGTTTGGTGAGTATAGTAAATGGTTAGTAATATACGGAATAAAGTCAGCACCTTTTTTTGAAAAGTGTAGAAGTTCTGATGATAAAAGTTTGGTTATAGATAAAGATTTAATAACTCCTGCAACAGGGGATTATATATTTAAAGAAATACAAGTGTTTAACAAGTTTGACGAAGTAGAATCATTAAAAAAAGAATAAGATTGACGCTGAAAGGAAGATTAAGGTTTGATTCTGAAGCGAATGATGTCGTTCAAAGAGCTTTACTTTGTAAAATGTTTAAGTGTTCACCTACAGAACTTGATGAAATGGAATGGGATGAGGTAGAATTGTTAAAGGAAGTTTATTCAGAAGTTGGGAAAAAGAATCCTTTAATGTTGTTTATGTAAAATGGATGATGTAATAGCTATAAAAATAATACCGGAAGGAAGTATCGGAAGCGGTTCTGGTCGTAGTAGTTCTAAAAGTAGTGCGAGTACTCCTGATAATATTACTAAGGGTATGGGTAGTGCTTTCGGTGGGGTCATGAAAGGTCTTGGTATAGCTAGTATTGTTGGAATGATTGCAAAAATTGTTTCCATGAATAAAGGTTTAATGAGTGTTCTTGGTGGTATTATTAAAATGGTTGGTTACTTATTGAAACCGATTACTGATGTTATAATGGTTTTGTTAATGCCTATACTACTTGTTTTGAAACCGATAGTGATGATGGTTAATCAGATTATGGCTCCTTTCGTTAGACAAGCAATGTTGATGATGCGTGAGGGTGCAGCTCAAATAAGTGGTGGTGATGTTTCTGGTGGACTGGAAACAATTACTGGTGGAGTATCTGTTATGATGTCAGGATTACAAGTTGTTATTAATGGTTTATTATCTACTCTTTTATCTGGAACTATTCAATCAATGTTACAAATTGGTGGGCAATTTTTAATAGTTGTTATAAATAGTATGTTAGAATTCATGAGACCTTTATTACAAATATTTGGTGTTAATGTTGATGCTGTAAAACTATTTGTTTCTAATAATATTAATGATGCAACAAATAGTTTATCTACTGAGGTTGGAGGTATCGTTGATGGAGTGTTCGGAACTATTAGTGCTTCAGCTTCCGGTAACGCTGCTATGATTAGTGAATTAGTCGGTGTTGATTCAAAAGATTTTCAAATATCCGCTAATAAAGTATTAAAAGATGTTTTCAATGATGCTCCAAATAGTATTAAAGGGACTTGGAAATCAATGATTGGAACAGAAGCAGGTTTTGGTAAAACAGCAAATGATTCTATTAACTCATTAATTGGTGGAGCTGATGGTTTAGATACAACATTCACTAATGGAATGATTGATATGCAAAATCATGGTGTAACAAAAATAAGTGCTGCAGTAACAGCTTTCAATGACGAGTTTGATAAATTAAAAAGTACAAGTAATCGTATTAGAAACAGGGGTATTCTTGGAGTAATAGCTGACACTGCAGTGGAATTAACAACTGGTGGTTTAGCAGAAACAATAACTTATGATGGGTAAATAAAAATGGCTAACGTAACAATAATTAATGGAACAGAAACGTTCACTTTCCAATCAGGAGATGTGGAATCAGTAAAGATTTTAAAACAAGGAAGCTTAGATGAGAACCCAATGCCTGCAAGTGATAGTGATGAATCATTCGTTATAGATTTTAATGGTGTATTAAAAACAATTACTTTAACAGGTGCTTTAACAGCAGCCACTACAACAAGAGTCGCTGGTGAAACAGTTTTAACAATATCAGCACAAATAGATTGGTTATTAGACTTGGTTGATGGAGCACAAACAGGTTACACTTTCGGAAGCACTTTTCAAACAAGCAAAACAGTTTATTGTAGAAAAGTTAGTTTTGATGAAGTTCAAGGTGAAGTTACTAAATCACCTTTCACTATAGAATTAGTAGAAGGAGTATAAATAAATGGTTATAACAAATTTATCAACATTAAAAAAAGTGACTATTAATAGTATAGATGTTAGTGCTTACGTTCACTCTTTTAAAATAATACAAAATTTTGATAATAACTTTAAAACTTGTTCTATTGGTTTAAGAAAAACTGTTGAGAGTGTTTTAGATTTCACTAATGAAGAACTTATTAGTGCTGATATAATAATTCAACGAGGAGTAACTCTTGCTACTGAACAAACAAAGTTTAGAGGATACATTAATAAAATAGATTTTAGTGGTGCAATAGTTGTTATTAGTGGTTCAGATAAATTATCTAAAATCAAAGAAATAATTGTTACTAAAAGTTTTAATAAAGATGTTGATACAGAAGCTGGTGTTATCAGTGAAATGTTTGAAACACTCATGACTGAATACACAAGTTTAAGTGTTAATATAACTAATAGTGGAACAGATAATATATTAAAAGAATTCATTATTAAACATAGAACTTTATTTGATGCTCTTAAACAACTCAGTTATGTTATTAATTGGAATTTTTATTATAGTTCGGAAAATGATGAAGTAGTTTTTGAACCTAAAGGTAACACGAAATCTTCTAATGTTTTAACTGTTGGTGATAACGTTGTTAAAGTTCCTGTTTGGAAAATAGATAGTTCTCAATTATTTAATGTTATAACTATTGAAGGAACACCACAAGAAGTTAAAACAAGTGAAGGACCAACTTTGCTTGATGGCAGTGTTAGTGATTGGACAACTACGAGTGTTACTCTTGATAAAAAACCTGTTCAAATAAAAGTTTTATGTGATACTAGTAATCCACCTACCACAGAAAAAGATGCTGGTATTTCAGGAAGTATAACTACTTATGATTACGTATTAAATAAAGAAACAATGACTATTGCTTGGAGTAGTAGTTTTAATCCTACAACAAGTTATTACGCTGATGCAGAATACACTTATAATATTCCTGTTAAAGTTAAAAAATCTAATACTTCAAGTATTTCAACATATGGAAACGTTGAGGTTTACCAAACAAAAAAAGATATTTATAATAATGATGATGCTGAAGAATATGGTAATGGTCAACTCGCTATTTATAGTAACCCTTTTTATTCAACGAGTTTGGCTGTTCGTAGTGTTATTGATTTAGAAGTGGGAAAACTTTATGATGTTGTTGATGGTGTTAATAGTATTAGTAAAGAATTAATGGTTAAAAAAATAGAGTATAATTATCCTTACAGGTATGATAATATAGAGATAGGTGATAAAGCGTATAGAGTGTCTTTATTCAATATTGATATACCGGGAAGAATTAAAAAACTTGAGGAAGAACAAGGTCAATATAGTACTGGTTTAATTATTGTTTTTGACCCAGAACATGATATTACTTATCAAAGAAACAATTTTACTGGTGAGAAAAGAGATAAAGGTGCAAGTCTGATTTTTGATGACCCTGATAGCGAGTTTGATGATGGTGTCAGCTTGTTTGACTGGCAAGGAGATGCTTGGGCAGATTTTGTGAATACAGATTATTAAAAGGTGAATATGATGACATTTGAACAAATGTATATTGAAATATTAAAAACTGGAGCAATTATTATACTTCAATTAGGTGTATTAATTGTTATTCAAATTATTATGTTATTTAAGAAAAGGTGAACGATGGCAACAGGTGGATTAATTACAAATAACGGAAAGAACTGGTTACTTAATAGAGCTTATAAGGCAACCACTGATTATGATGAACCTTACTATTTAAAGATAGGTATAGGTTTGACCACGCCAGTTGTTACTGATACAGCAATGGAAACTCCTATTCCTATAAGTAATGGAACTATTAATGATGATGGAAGTAATACTCTCACTGGTAGTGGTGGTGGGAGTAACTCAACTGAT